CCTTGAACAAACGTTCCGGTTGAAATTGATGCACTGTTTCCTGGAATAGTTGCCATTACTGTATTATCACTATTTCTTTTTACAACTAATGTTCCAGTTGATACATTTATTAATCTATCATAAAATAAATTATGAATTCCGCTTGCAACTGATTGACCATAAATCGTAGGGCCTGCGTCAGTGGTAAATCGTATAGTTGAAGTATTACTAATGCCAACCCATGCATTACCACAAGAATCGACAAATACTCCAGAATCTGCTTTTATATAATATGTGGAAGTAGTTAACAAATCTTTTGTTGGATTAATTGTTACAGTTAAAGATCCTGTTGATATATAAAGAATTCCACTTGATTTATTAGTATTAAATGTTTGAGATACATTGATTGTTTGATGAATTGAATTATCACCTTTATATATTATAATATTACCAGAACCAATCATAATAGGTTTATTAAAAAGTAAATCAATATTGGTTTGAGTCTCTACTTTTTGTGTAGGGTTCAGATAACCATCAAGTATATTTGAAGCTACTTTTACTGTAAAACTGCTTAATGTTACTGCTCCGGTTGATCCAATAGTATAATTTCCTACTTGAGTTGTAGGAGAACTTGAATATCCATAACCACAATCAACACTTTGTAAATAACTTCTTCCATTTGGATTAATTTTAAAGAAATATGTTTTTCCAGAATCTAATGTTGGAATGGCTTGTTTTTTAATTAATATTTGCGTGGGGCTAGTCTGTGTAACTGGTGCCGTTACTGATGCAACTAATGTCGATGGAGAACTGGTTGCGTATATTCCTAAAGATGCTGATGTTACATCAATCATAGGAAGCGAATAATTTATAATAATATCAAATGTGCTGGTACTGCAAAGAAAACTTCCAGATAGTGGAAAATAAGAAACTGCAGAAATAGTCTTTGCCGCACTTGAAGTCATACTCGAAGAGGCAAAATTAGTATATTGAGCTACATCATATGATGGAGTATTAAAATTCCAAACTGTTGGACTGGTAATTGCAGGAGAAAATATATAGTTACAGTATTGTATAACTCCTTCATCCATTAAAATATAATAGTCAGTTCCATATTCTCTCGGAGCAAATGGTATTTTAATTTTAGGTTCTTGAGTTATTAGTCCAGGTGCTTCAGCCCAATAATTTCCCCACTCATAAGAATAAATTGTGCATTGACTAGCATCAACTGTTTCAACTAATGTTCCATCAGATTTGTATAGATAAATCTGTTTACCTGAAACTAATGAATAGTTTCCTAAAAGTGGAATTATATCAGTGCCAATGCCTGATGGTGTTGGATTTGAAAATCCTATACTATAAGTTCCGGTTGTAGGAGCTAGATCACTTGCTACTCCTGTTGTAGGATCTTGGGTATCGCTTCTATCTGGTGGTAATCTAGCGTAAGTATTAAAATATGTTTTTGATTGTCTATTATAAGATGCATTAATAGAAACACTATTCCAACTAACAGAAGATCCTCCTGACCCAGCACTTCCTGTATAGCCAATCGATCCCGAATAGCCAACTGATCCTGTGTAACCACTTCCACTACCACCTCCAGGTATAGTAATGGTAGTTGCTCCGCTAGAATATGTTGCAGTAACCCCATCACCGACAAAATTAAGAGATCCTGTGGCTGTTGTTAATATAGTACCTTCATCTTTAATTGTTAATGCTGTGACTCCGGAAGCCGCATTTCCAAAAAGATCAACACCGGTTGCTTGTTTAATTGTTTGCCCTAATGCTTCATAAAAACTACCGGTATTAAATACTTTTGCATAAAGTCCATCAATGCCTTTTAATAATTCCCATGCAGCCAATGCTGTTAACACATTGCCGTATACATCAACAGTCCTAGTATTAGGTCCAATGGCACTGGTAACTTGTGTAGCAGTAAAAGTAATTAATCCACTAGCACTACTAAATGGACCAACTACTGTGGTATTAAAAGCTCTAGTCTTGACAACAAAATTACTTGTGTCAAGATTGTCATAGTCAAATTGAACAGTCTGCCCAGATGTATAAACATTACCGTTAGTTGGTTTTGTAGTTGCAATCAACTTGTAACTTCTGTTGGCATCGGCAAGACCTACATCATTGCTTAACCAGAACTCCATACCTTCAACAATACCTGTCGGTGCTGTGCTAGATACAATGACACGTGGACGTGAATCTAATTCATATTTGGTTACTTGTGGTGTTCCGGGTGTGCCAATGCTACCAATTGTAATAATACCATTGGCATCTGTTCTTGTATATTTGTAAAGATCGCTGGTTGAATAGACGTTAGCATCATACTGTAATGCTGTAATTTGCATTAGCAGGGCACCATTATCATCCTGAACTTCTGTGATGGTTATAATTCTAAATAGTGAATTTGTAAATCCAAATCTATCTTCAGTAACATCAATAATATCCCCTGCCTTTAAGTTAATATAGCTAAAGTCGGTTTGAAAGTTAATAACAAGATCAACTCGGCTTTGTTTTAATTCTATTGTGCCTAACAGTTGTGCCTGAACAGGATCATTGATAATATCGTATGTGATATTAAGAATATTATTTTCTTCATTGGAATTTCTATCACCGCTTGGAATTTCTATAGTAACAAAGTCTGCACTATCTTTTAATTCTCTATGTGGAAATTGAACTTTAGTTTGATTATAAAGATCTTGTAGACCAGTACCACTTACACTAATGCTGCCAATAATATTGCTATCATTAAAACTAACAATGCTGGTTCCGCTTTGATTGATAACAACACCCCATTTACCTTCATGGATATCATAACTCAACCAAGAACCTGCCGCAGAACAAAGTTTCTCAATGTTTTGAAATACTGGTTGTGCTGTATCTAATAGACCGTTAATTTGATATCTGTTTGCAAGAACTTGTCCACCTCCAGCAGATTGATCAGTATAGAATACTGTTGTGCCTGAATAGGTGTTTAATTGTGCTAGGGTTTTCATTGGCTATTAATCTCCGCAGGATCAATGCCAGCACCATATCTGGTATTGGTCATATAATCATATAGGCAATCTCCAGGAAGCTTCATTGTATTTTGAATTTGAAACTTCATGTCTCCAAGGCCTGTTATATTTTTTTCACTATTATAATCAACTCGAACAATTGAAAATAATAAGTTATTCATTAGGTGTGTTGATGTGCTCCAATTTGGCATAATTGTAGATGCATTAACTGTGCTAGTATTCGTATAGTTTTCCGGTATAGTATGATAAGATTGTGCTGTGCCGCCTTTATAACACCAAACTTGAACTTGATTACTAATACTAGAATCTGTAACACCATTAACATCAACAGTATAGTTGGCTGTTATGCCATCACTATTAAACACAATGCGTTGATTATTCCAATAGATATTCTTATATAGATAATCACTAGCCTGACCATCACTTAATTTAGTTCCAGTCTTTTCACTTAATGTTAGACAATAATACATAGTCTTATTAGTATTAGTCATAACTGCATCAGTTATAATACCACCAAAGAAGGCTGTGCCATATAGGACAGGAATTTTATTATCTGCCGCTGGAGGTATTTGTAATCGAACTCCACTATCAATATTAGCAGGAATATCAGGATCATTAGCTTTATTTTGATTAAGTTGTTGGACAACATAAAGCATACCTACTGTTCTTAACAATGCGGCGGCAGTTCCATTACCTGAAAAATATGATATAGCGGATTTACCAAAATCTACAATATCATCTAAGAAACTCATATAGGTGCTCCAAAGTTAAAATTGCTTTCTGTTAATCCAGGAACTCGATCCATTGACTTATCGCTTGCACCAACAAAGTCAATAGGATTAGTTCTACGACCTGTTATTTTATTATTCAACATTTCAACAACACTGGTGCAGGCCAATGTTAATGATACTGTTCCAATGTCTGAACCTATATTCAATTCGTCTGTAATATCAAAGTTAGATACTACACCTTGAAACTTACCTGCTGGATTACCTGCGATATTTAATAGCTCGCCTGTGGAGGGATTAAAAAAGCCTCTATAGACTTTTATACTACTACCTTTAATTCTATTATTAATGATGCTGGTAATATTGGTAGACGGAATGCCACTAATACTAATTGTTATCTCGCCAGGTGCGGCTCTTAGATTGTTAGTCGTATTGGTAACACCTAACAAACTACCTAAGCCAATATAACTTGTTCCGGCAATGGTATAAGGTTTATGATAGTCACTGAATGTTAATACTTGATATCCTGGAATATCAAGTTTAACAAATATATTAGTTTGAATACTTCTATAACTAGATAAGTCTAAGGCCATTAGATTGCCTCCGCAAAGATAAACGATCCATTCCAGGATATTTGATCCCTAGCAAATATTGTCCATTGCGGAAAGTTAACACAAATAACATTCCATGTTACTGCCTGACCAACAACTAATGTATATGATCCTGCTGTTTCTCTAACTGGTCTATTAACCGTAATGGTATTATTATTATAAGCAACATCGCTTACTACAGTATAAACACTGCCTGTCGACCCTACTTGAATAAAGTCACCCGCCTTAAATCTGTTTCCGCTGGCTAAGGTTGCACCACTAGTAATGGTCAATGTTGTGCCAGAACTATAAGAAACAACTACACTTCCGGTATTAGTTAAATTACCTTGATAAGATGAAATCCAACTTTGTCCACTATTATTAATTTGAACTTGACCAACAGTTACTCTATCAAGGTTTTCCATAGCTTCAATAAGTGGTCGATATTCTGTCCAAGGAGGACCGTCAGGAAGTTTAACTTCAAATGTCCATATCTGTCCACCGAGGCTGGTAGCTTTTACTGTGCCATCTCTACTTTGTGTTTGGCTTACTTTCTTTTTTCTATTAAATGATATAGTTTGAGCGTTATCAAATACTGTTTGGAATGCTGTTGTTGGCATTAATTATCTCCTTACCTGTGGAATGTTCTTTCTACCTTGTTCAGTAACAGCGTAGATGAAACTTGGATCTTTAGCAATCAATTGTTTAAAACTATTTGTATCCACAGCACTAATGTTATATGTTATAGATGTTCCGCCACCGCCACCTGCCATTGATGCACCATTTGGAACTATACTTCCAGAAGTTCGCGGTATGAATAATTCAGGACCATTTTCTCCAACCATATAAGGACTATTTGCAAATACAGGACCACCACTAGCTCTACCTGGAATATTAAATCCTAAGAATTTTAATCCTGCTCCTAACACAGATGTAATGTCAGCCTTTAATTGTATCTTAATCAAATCATTAATAACAGATCTAGAAAAGTCTGCAAACTTAAACTTGCCTGTATCAACAAAGTTATCAATTGCTGATCCCATGTTTGCATAAACTGCCTCAACCATCTTACCTGCCTTCTGATAGGCAGTTAAATTGTCACGAATGATCTTACTGACTGCATCCGTTGCCCCTTCACCAAAACTAGCAGTCCTATATCGTTGTGCTTCTTTTGTTCTTTCCCTTTCTAATTCAAGCAGGCGTGTCATTTCATCGTTGGTTTTAGCAATACGTTGAAGTGCATCTTCACGACTGATCTTGCCAACTTCCATTTCACGATTAATTTTCATCTCCGCTTCAAACTGATCATTCTTGATCTTAGCAATATTAACTGCGCTATCAATATCTTCAGGATAGGCTTGTCGCATCTTTTGTCGAACTGCTAATGCGGCAATATCATATTCGACTGCTCTTCTTCGAGCATCACCTTCAAACAATACTTGTTGTTGTGATTCATATGCATCAGCTTTACGCTTCTGTCTTGTTTTTTCAGCAATATCATCAGAACGTAATCTTAACTTATATGCTTCATCTTCAAGAGTTAATGCCTGATCAACTGATATTACATTTTTTCTAAGTTGTTCAGCAAGAGAGCCTAATGTATCTCTTTGTTCTTTTCTATTTCTTGCTAAGTCTTGTTCATATTGAATTTCATAAGACAGTGAATATCGTTTTTTATCTTGTATAGAAAGTATTTCACCCTCGAGCCCTAATGTTCTTTGTTTTGAAAAATTAGTTAATTCTGAAGCATTAAATGCTTCTTGCTGAGCTTTTGCAATATCTTTAATTTTAGAATTAACATCTTGATTTGTTCTTAATGTAAATGCCGCAAGTTCTTGGCTACGATTTACTTGATCTTTTGATTCTTTATCTCTTATCTGTTTAGTAAATTCGGCAATTTTCATTTCCCCTTCTAAACGGACTGCTCGAATTTGATCAAAATCTCTTCGAGCACTTGCTATATCGGGACTAAACTTATTTTGAATTGTTAAAATAGCTACATTAAAAGCAGTTGCCTGTTGGGCACTTTCTTTTACATTTTTATTCATATCAAGAATTAGTTTATTAATTCCAGTTAATGGAATTATAACATCATCAAATATTTTTTTCTGTTTGTCGGCTTCAATGTTTGATTTTGATAACCACTCGGCAGTACTTGTAATAATTGATAAATTCTTTTCTGGAGTATTTTCATCAAGTGATTTTAATCTATTTCCAAGTTCTCTAGCTTGATCAACAGTTAAACCTAATAATTTTGCTTCAATTGCTGCCTTTGCAGGGGTTGACCAAATAGAAAAATCGACAGATTTTCCTAATGCAATTTGAGTTCTTTGACCAACTTTATATACTTCATCATTTAAAAATCCATATTCTTTTCTTGTTTGTATTATTGTTGCGTTTAAATCTATTAATGCTTTTTGTTTTGTTAATTGTTCATTTAAATCAAAAAATCTTTTAGCTTCACTAGTTAATGATCCAAAAGAATTTCCAAGACCGGCAAGTGTTGATTGATTGGCTTGTTGTGCCGCTTGATAATCCTTAACACTAGTTGATAAGTCTCTTGTTCTTTCACTCAAGTCTCGCATATCAACACCGATAGCTTGTAATCCTATTCTAAATAAAGGAATACTAACTGCCGCAACTGCGCCTATGACTGCACCTAATACACCAAACCCGCCTAATAATTGTGGAAGTTGTTGACCGAATGCAACAAAGGCACTTGTTCCTCCAGCAATTTGAACAGCCAAATCTTGAACTTGAAAAGCAACATTTCGAATATTACCACCGGCTTCTTTAGTTGAAGCCCCTGTCTTATTTGCAGAAGCCGCTAGATTATCCATAGCTGCCGTTGTTTCTTTAATTTGAGCTGTTCCTTCAGCGGTAACTTTTAATACTAATTCATCTACTGTTTTTGCCATGGCATTATCCTAATGTTTTGCGAATATAACTTCGAATTGCATCAATGGCAGGTTGAACCATACCATTAGGTGATTTGCTACTATATCCTTCATTTAATCTTTGAGCATAGGCATAATTAGCATTAATCTCGCTTGAAGTTTTTGTTGTATGTCGTTTAGCATTGCCTGTTAAAACAGGAGTATTTTTAATAAAGACTGGATATGCTATATCTATTAGTACTTTAGGATTAATAGATGCTTCAATCTTTTTTAGTCTATCAACTGTTTTTAAGGCCATATTATTTTCCTTCCTTGGCTTTTTTCAGAATTGCCATCATCTCATCTTGACTCATATCTGGAACTTTTTTATTTCCAGTTAATTCATCAATCTTTTGATTTTCCCAAGACACCAGAACATTGGTTACAGTTAGATCATATATAGAAGCATGTTCCCTTACATAGTGAGGAAGTTGTCCATATGACTTAGCCAATGTTCCGATGGTTATCATTTCTGCGATTCCCCAGTCTTTGAGGTTGATGTCTTGGCGGTTGACTTTCCCAAAAAATTGCTTATCTTAACTAAAATTGCCAAGACAACAGAAACTGGAAGTGTTTCATCAGCACCTATTGAAGGAGTACCATCTTCCTTAAGAACAACTTGTCTAAGTAAATTATTAAGTAGAACATCATCTTGTTGTTCTTGTAGTTTGTAAAAATTAAAATAGGTGCTAATGCCCATACCATCGGAGAGCCAAAAGTCAATTGGTTCCCCAAACATCTCAACGATATCTGCATCGTCAATAGTTATTTTTACAAGTTCGGGTTTTTTTGATAGTTTGCTAATATCCATAAATCTTATTCCTTTCTGTTAATCAGTTCGTTTGTTAGCATGATGGCAAAACTTAATCTGTTCTGCGCTTTCTCTAAATCAGTTCTTGCACATTTAAGTTCATTGGTAGCCTTGGCAACCTCACCCAATATGCTTCTCAATATCTCTTCGTTAGTCTTTGAATCTAATATTTCCATAAATCTGCCTTTCAGATATATTTAAGTGTAAAGATGGAAACAGGGCTATAAAAGCCCTGTAATCCGTTGCGTAGTTTATTAGGCTACTGTGTATTCACCAGATACAGCAATCGTAATTGGAGTTAACCATACGGGCTGATCTGCTGTTACCTTTGGAGCCAATCCAGTTACATAACCAACGCCACTAATTGTTTTAGTGCCTAGGTTAATACTGAAGTTAGCCTTAGTCTTGTTAGTACTTAAACCAATTAGACCTTGACGTGCGGCTGACCAAGAGGTCGCTGTTGAGTCACCGAAGAATGTAGTTGTTTCTACAACAATGTTAGAACTAATGCTGTTGTTAGCAATAGTTGCAACTTGAAGAGCCGCACTTTCATTCAATTGTGTCCAGCTGAATACGTTGTTAGCA